AGTATAAAGGTTATACTGCTGAATATTGGAATAAAATGAAATTCAAAAACTAAATGGCAACAGCATTATTTATATCAAGAACTGACTTAGTACGAAATTCTATCTTAGATGGGAATGTAGATACTGATAAATTTATTCAGTTTATAAAACTAGGTCAAGAAATTGACATACAAAACCTACTAGGCACAGATTTATACAATAGAATAAGTACGGACATTGAAAACAGTACTTTAACAGGAGATTATTTAGCTCTTGTAAGCGACTATATACAACCAACTCTTATATGGTTTGCACAAGTTAATTATATACCATTTGCAGCGTATCAAATTAAGAACGGTGGCGTATTTAAGCATTCAAGTGAAACAGCAGAAAACGTTAATAAAACAGAAGTAGATTATTTAGTAGGCAAAGCTAGGGAATATGCTAATTATTATTCAACTAGATTAGTAGATTATTTATGTTTTAATGAATCTAAATTCCCTGAATACACAAGCAATAGTGATAACGATATAAGTCCTGATACAGATACGGTATTTAATGGGTGGGTTTTATGAAGTATAAAGTAAAGAAAAAAAACTTAAATAAGTTAATGAGTTATTTGAGAAAGGACACTAAAAACTTAAATAATGAGAGGGAATATATCAAACGCAATAAGTAAAGATAGCGTTAAAAGAGGTTATGTAAGTGAAAAAATAAGTGTTACGTGGAGGCATTATATAAGTGGTATTTCTACCTATACTTTATATGATACAGGGGCTACAACTACATTCCCTTATGCTTATGGCGGTATTCCTGTACCTTATAATGCTTATTTTAGCCAGTTTATGTTATCATCTTTGCCTTATTCAACTAGGCAATTCCCTAACGGTAGTTCTTTAACTTTAAGCGTTTATGTAGATGGTACTTTGAAAGGTAGTCAAACAGGTTCTTATGGTAATAACGTAAGAGAAGCCGTAGTATTAGATTTTGGAGAATCAATAGAAATAAATAGAGGTGAAACAGTAACGCTAAGACTTCAAGTTAATGGTCAATGGTGGTACAGTTCAAGCACATCAATAATAACACAGAGATAATGGAAAACCCTAAATTAGCACTAATACCAAGCGGATATAAAAGTGGAACTGTTTACTCAATTTTACCTACTGATGGTGTTGGAGATTTTGATTTTAGTAGAGGCTCAACGGCTACAAGAGTTAATAAAGATGGTTTAATAGAAACGGTTAATAATAATGTACCAAGATTAGATTGGTTAAATAGCGATTGTCCTAGTTTATTATTAGAACCGCAAAGAACAAATTTAAACACATATAGTGAAAGTTCAACAGGTAAAACAACACAAAACGTTACATTAACAGATAATAGTACAATAAGTCCAAACGGAGAGTTGAATGCTATTAAAGTAACAGATGATAGCGTAAATTTTAGACACAGGTTTTTTGCAAACAATGTAAGTGTAACAAGTGGAACGCAATACACCATTAGTTTTTATGTTAAAAAAAATAGTCCAAATAGGTATATATATTTGAACGCAGGAATAATAGGTGCAAACGGTTCATTTAGTTTAGATAATCAAAGTGTTACAGGGTCAATGCAAGTTTTTGAAAGTTTAGATAATGATTGGTATAGAATAGGGTTTACAGGAACAGCGCCAACAACACAAAGTTCAATATATTTTATACAAATGCAACTAGGTACGACAGACGCCAGTTATGTTGGTAATGGTAGCAGTTTTTATTTTTGGGGTTTACAAATGGAACAAGGAAGCTATCCAACAAGCTATATTAAAACAACAGGTACAGTAACAAGGTTAAAAGATGTTTGTATAAACGGTGGCGATTCTGATTTGTTTGATATTACAGAGGGAACGCTTTTTTTAGATGTTACTCCGTATATATATCCAAGCGCAAACACTTATATAAGTTTAAACGATGGGGGTTCATCTGATAGATTTGTATTTATATTTCAATCTTATGGTACTGAGGTTCGGTTGTTTGGGGTTAGTAGTGGTGTAAATTTTTTATCAAATTATCAAACTATAACATTTAATCAAAAAAATAAAATAGCTATAACATTTAAGCAAAACGAATTTAAAATTTATGTAAACGGTTTGTTGAAACATACAGATACAAGCGGAAACGTTCCAATAGGATTAAATCAATTAGATTTTACAGAACATAACGGAAACAGGAATTTTCAGGGCAAAGTACACAATGCAAGGGTTTATGACAGAGTATTAACACAAGCTGAAGCAATAGAACTAACAACTATATAATGGAAATAAAAATAGGCAAATATGAATTTAAAAGCGAAGAACAGGCTTTAGATAAAATACAAGATTTAGGAGTTGATACAGATTTTGAGGGCAATAAATATCCAACACATAAACACGCTATTGTATTACTAGGTCATATAATGTTAGAACAGGGTGAATATGATGAGAATTTAGAAGAAATAAAAGCACCTGTTTTAAGTGAAAGCTACCACGTTGATGTTGTTTGGTATGGTTTAGAAAATCATCCATACGGTTGGAAAACTTATAGCGTAGATTTAGAGAGCGAGGGAATGCACCAATTTGCAGGAGTATCGTATTTAGAAAATAAAATGTAATGACAATACAAGATTTGAGAATAGGAATTTTAAATGCTGTTACTTTAGGTATCAGCTTTACACATATAGAGAACGGTTTAAAGATTGTGTTACTATTGTTATCAATAGGATATACAGCGCAAAAGATATACGAAACGCATAAAAAGAATGACTAAAAACTTTAAAAAAAGTGAGTTTGACTGTAAGTGTGGCTGTGAAATGCCAGATGATGTATTTGTAAATATTACTAAACTAGCTAATCAATTACAGTATGTTCGTGATAATGTAGCTATGCCAATAAATATAAATAGTGCTTATAGATGTGAAGCGCATAATAAGTCGGTGGGCGGTTCAGTAAACTCTCAACACTTACTAGGCAAGGCTGCTGATATTGTTATTCAAGGGTTAGACCCTGTTTTAGATACTTATGATTATTTAGATGACCTTATGTTATCTGGAGAAATACTACAAGGCGGTTTAGGTATGTACCAATCTTTTACACATTACGATATTAGAAAAAATAAAGCACGTTGGAATAATGCCTAAATACAAAGATAAAAACGGAACTACAAGGGTAGGAGATGCTTTACGTTGGTTATTAAAGCAAGGCAAAGAAGTTGCACCAGAACTGTTAAAAATAGCTTCTAACGTCACAGGAATAGAAGCCTTAGAGGTTTTAGCTTCTAAAATTGGTGCTGATGAAAAACTAAGCGAAACAGATAAACAAATTTTATTAGAGGAATTAAACTTTGATAAAATAGAAATGCAAGAAACCACAAAAAGGTGGGTTTCGGATAACAATACAGACAGCTACTTAACACGTAATATAAGACCCTTAACACTAGCCTTTTTAACGGCTACGCTATTTATATACATAATATTAGATAGTTCTTTAGAGGGCTTTAAAATATCCCCTGATTGGATTGACTTACTTAGTTCTTTATTACTTTTGGTTTATGGCGGTTATTTTGGGATGCGTTCAGCAGAGAAGATAACTAAGCACTGGAAAAAATAAATAGCTTTTTACTTTTTTTTCTAAAATAAAATATATAACTTTGAATTTTTTATTAAAACTAGACATTTAGTTAAATGTTTTGTTGCCCTTAAAGGCAAAAAAAACAAATACAAAATAAATAGATATAAAAAGTTAAATAAAATATAAGACTTAGGGGAACTAATCAAATGGCAAAAAGAACACAACGCAAAAAATTAGTAGATAAATTAGATAAGGTTTTTAGTATATATATAAGACGTAGATACGCTGTTAATGATATTGCTGAATGTTTTACTTGTGGTAAACAAGACCATTGGAAGAAACTACAAAACGGACACTTTCAAAGCCGTAAACACTATTCTACTAGGTGGCACGAGCAAAACTGCCAAGTTCAGTGTTCAGGTTGTAATGTTTTCAGATACGGAGAACAATATAAATTTTCTAAGAATTTAGATAACACTTACTATAGTGGTTTAGCAGAAGAACTACATATAGAAGCAAATAAAACGGTAAAACTAGATAATACAGATTTAGAAATGTTAATAGAAAAATATGAATTGTTAATTAAAGAACTAGATACTTAACGTATATTTGTAGAGTATTGTTTTTGTTTTAATATCGGTTGTAATAACCAGATTAAGCCACCTGTAAAAGGGTGGTTTTTTTGTTTATAAAAGTATTTTTTTGTTAATTATTTTTTTTATTGAATTATTTGTTTTATATTTGC